TCCCCAATACAGAGGTTGTGAAACCAATAATCTGATTCAGTAGCACGAATACCAGAAGGTTTGCCCCAAGACTCATACTCAATACAAATATTATTAGTGCCTACCCATATATCTCTTTCTGATTTAACCTCAATCTTTTTGTTGGTTAACATCTCTGCTATTCTATCTTCTCGTATAGAACCATATTGTAAATCAAGGTCAAACTTTTTTCTATCTTTCTTAGTGGGTTTCACTCCAGTTCCCTCCTAGCTTGTACTCGCCAGTCAAAGCACATCTCATGCCTAACTGCTTTCCTGCTTCTTCAATACATTCAACACCCATAAGACCAGTAAATTCTGCTACATCTTCTTTAACTTGCATCTGCCATTCATCGTGAATGTTAGCAACAAACTTAGCATCAAGTGTATTTAATTTTATTTTATTATCAAAGATACACATAGCTTTCTTCATAGCTATCGCACCCCCACCTTGTAGTAAAGTATTTAAAGCAGCATGTTCATGTCTAACATAAATCTTTCTGCCGTCTAAACCTTTTAAGAATCCTCTTCTCGAAGCTTCTCGAACTCGGTTCGTAAGAGTTTCAAGTGATGGCAAGTTGGTAAGAAAACGCTTTCTAAGTCGTTTACCATCTTCTCTATTTCCTCCAACCACTTTTCCAAGCTTCTCATCTCCTGCTCCGTAGATGAGGGCATAGATGAAAGTTTTCGCCTTATCTCTTGATTCAAGTCCTGCAAGTTCCTGATTTGTTCTGTGTATATCGCCATTGATAACCTCGTCAATATATTCTTCGTCATTCATGTAGTGAGCTAACATTCTTAGTTCTAACCCACTAGCATCAATACCTAATAGTTTATAACCTTCGGGCACAATCCAACAAGCACGACAGTCTTCTCCATACGGACTATAAACTCCCGGAATCTGAGCCATGTTAGGATTTCTATGAGTCATCCTACCAGTAATCGTACCATTAGGTATTACTTTACCATGCACTCTTTCACCTTGTAGTTCATCTATCCATGAAGAGATTTGAGCTATGCGTTTTTGTAATAATAAAAACTCGGCAATAAGCCGAGCTTCTTGGATGTGTTCTATCTTTTTAAGTGTGCCTTCATCAACTATAGGCTGACCCGTAGGTGTAAATCTTTCTGGCTTCCACCCAAAGTCTACTAAGTATTCACCAATTTGTTTGCGACTACCAAGATTAAACTCTTGTAATTTTCTTCGCATAAATGGGTCATAGTTTTTAGTGGTCAAACACTTTTCATATTCTTCATCGGTCATACCACGTTTAGATAACGTGCCGTCTTTCTTTATGTAAGGGGTAACAAGTTTATCATCTACCCATTTAGGTTTAAATGTTCGTTGTACTTCATCTTCTACCTCTACCATTCTAGATTTTAACTGTGCTAAAAGCATAGTGGCTTTTTGTAAATCAAATAGAAACCCAGTCTTTTCTTGTTGATTCATTATCTCAGCAACTTGAGTTTCTAATTCAATACTTTCCTGACTAAACCCCACTCCTTCTTTGAGTAAAGCATAATAAACTTTTTCATTAAGTAATACATCTTGTTCGCAATACTCAAGCATCTCTGGTGTATAGCTATCAAAGTCATCAGGTTGTTCTTGTTTGTGAAAGTTAATTCTATATCCCCAAGTTTTTAAACTGTGCCCGTTCTCTCTAACGGGTTGAAATAATCTAGACATAACTAAAGTATCAACAACTTTAGTATTTAATTTAACATCAAGTATTTTTTCTATAGCAGGAATGTCATAGCCAATAATATTATGTCCAATCAAGACATCAGCACTTTGTAAATATTCAACTCCATCAAGTAACTGATTAGGATTAAAAGTACGGCAAGTACCTTCATCTAAATCTTTGGCAACAATACACCAAATCTTAGTAGGATTTAATCCATCTGCTTCAATATCAAAAACCAATTTCTTCATTATCGAATGTGTCCTCTGCACTTACTTCAAACAATCTACCAGTTTCAGGATTATACTGTAATGCACAAGCTAATCCAGTATCTCCAGTGTATCTAGACTTCAATACTCTAACCTTAGTAGTATTAGCTTCTTTAGGGTCAGTAGCTTGTTGATTTCTTTCTAAAGCAATAACACAATCAGAAAGCTGTGCTATGCCTTGTGAACCTTTAAGATGACTCAATGATACAGTCACACCTTTTTCGTGCCCTCTGTCGCCTGTAGCTCGTCTTAAATGCGATACTAAAATCAAGCCGACATTAGTTTCTTCGACTAAACTACGCAGTCTATTCATTAAGTTATCAATACCTCTTCGTTCATCGCCTTCGGTTAAGACATTGACAAGCATATGCAAGTGGTCAACCACGACCCATTTACACTCGCAACCTACAATCATGTATCGTAGTTTCGCAAATATCTCATCAATGTCTGTCGCACCTAAATGTGAATGAATGAATACTCTGTTCTTTTCTATTACCTTATCAAACAAAGCATTTAAATCTTCTTCGGAATAACTTTCTCGTTTCTCATTAAGATAAAGTCTATCGTTTGCTTCAATAGATATTAAACCATCTGCCGTTCTTACCCAGTTTTCTTCAAGAGCAATGATACCTACATTATCTTTAGTAGTCTTAATTAGCCAATGCTCAAGCTCTCTAGTAACTGAAGACTTACCGAGTCCAGTTCCACCAGTAAGAGTTACTAACTCTCCTCGTCTTAATCCATATAGTTTCTTATTAAGTCCTTCCCAAGGATAAGCAATACTTTCTTTTACTTCTCTATTTAGCCAGTTATCTTTTTGACTAGACAATTCCATGATGCCTGATGGTGTATAAGTTTTAGCTTCCCACCAAGCTTTAGTAAAGCCTTGAAATTCTTTTTGTTTGAGCATGTCATTAGCATCTTTATAGCCATTCGGTAATGTCATTATCTTTACCTTTCCGGGTTTTAAAATACGAGCAACATTTCGTGAAGCTTCTCTACCTGCCTTGTCATTATCAAAACAAAGCACGACATTATCAAAGCTTTCAACAAATTCTATGCTTTCTCTAATATCTTTTACTGCACCCGCAGCACCTCGTTTAAGAGATACGACTGCCCACTTACCCTGAAAGAGTTCGTCTACTGCCATAGCATCACACTCGCCCTCAGTAATAGTTAAGTATTTACCACCAGTATTTCTGTATAACTGTTCGCCAAATAATCCAGTACCTTCAAATGTACCTTTGGTCGCAAAGTTCTTATCTGCAACAAATCTTGTTTTAGTTATGGCTACTTCATTGCCATTAAAGTATGGATATATATGTTGCGTTATATCTCCATTTCTATTTTTAATAACACGAACTCCAAACTTTTTAGCTGTCTTTTCAGAGATGCCTCTGTCTGTAAGTTCGCCATAGATTCCAGTATAGGATTCTAAAAATGTATTGGTTGGTTTCTGTGTTGTTTCCACTATTCTGCCCTCACTTGCAGTTTCATAATCGGTAAAAAATGTTGAACAACTAAAGCAATAAGCCGAGTTGTCTGCATTGATT